CTACGACACCGTTGAGTTCGGTCTTGAGGAATTGATTGATGATAGCTTCCGCGCTGATGCTGATCGTTTCTTCGATCTAGAAGCCTCCTCGGCTCGCTTCCTCCTCCGCCAAATCAAACTTGGCCATGAGAAGCGTGTGCAGGACATTATCAATGCCAGCACGACCCCCTTCACCACTGCCGATCAGTCTGCCATCTCCGCTTATACCAATGCGAATCTGGCGAACATTGATGTGGCTGGCGATGTGGCCAATGCCCGTACCGAACTGAACAAGCTCGGTTATGAGGCCAACACGGTCATCATGTCGGCCCCTGTGTTCGAGCGTATCCGCCGGACGACCAAGCTCCAGAATCAGTTCTTCGGGGTTATCTCCGACACGGGTTCCCGCTTGCTGTCCGAGGCTGAAATCGCGGCGGCTCTGGGAGTCCAAAGGGTTCTCGTTGGTCGCGCGGCGATCAACTCCGCTAACAAGAACAAAGCTTATTCTGGTGGGTTCGTGTTCTCCAACACCTTCATCACCGTTGCCAATGTGCAGAGCGGTCAGTTCACCGCTGGCGGTATCGGGCGCACCTTGGTCTGGTCGGCTGATGCCCCCGGAGGCTTCGTCTCCGAGAGCTATCGTGATGAAGCTCGCCGTAGCAATGTGCTTCGTGTTCGTATGAACACGGCTGAGAAGCTCATTGATGCGAATGCCGGGGTTCGTATCACCACCAGCTTCGCCTAAAGCATAGATTGTGTGGTTCCTTGGGGGGCTAGAGCCTAAAAAACTCTAGCCCCTCTTTCTTTCCATGAATTGACATAAATCCCCTCTTGAAATCCTAGAATGAAAAATCCTCTTTCTGTTTATCTTATTTGTGGCGGCAATGAAGCCGAATATCTCCAAAGATGCCTTAACTCCTTCAAGCCCATTGCGAAGGAGTTTGTTGTTTGCTTGGCTGGGGGGAGCAATCCGACAGCCGAGGAGGAAAAGGTTGCACTGGCTCACGGGGCTAGAGTTGTTTATTATAAGAATCAAAGAACGGATTGGCCTCATATAGACGACTTTGCAACCGCAAGAAATACAGCCCTAGAAGCCTGTTCAGAGAAGTGGGCAATGTGGGTGGATGCCGATGATGAGATGCAACCGGGGGCAGAGGCAGTAATTGATGAAGCTATAACCAAGGCAGAGGAAAGGGACGCACAGCTTATCGCATTTAGATATTTTGTGGCTAACGCTGGCCTCATCCCCCTTCGTGAGATGGTTTCTTTAAAAGGAAAATGCAAGTGGAAGAACCGAGTCCACGAAATGCTTGTGGCCGAGGATCAATCAAAGATTTTCGGGATAGACAAGGTTGTTAGGGTTCACAATCCCAAGGGCTATAAAAAGACCTCGGCAGATAGAAATTTCACAATTTTAAAAGATACCCTAGAGCCAACCCCCAACGCCCTTTACTATACCCAACAAGAGCATTTTCTTACCCAGAATTGGGCGGATTGCTTGAAGTATGGCAAGCTGGCGATTCAGTTTCCAGAGCTAGAGGATACGCTTCGGTATGATGTTCTTTGCAACATGGGACGATGCGCCCCAACAAATCAGGAAAAGCTAAAATATCTTGGGGAGGCCGTGGCGATTCAGCCGGATCGAAGGGAGGCTCACTATTGGCTAGCCATTGAATATTCAGCAAGGGGGCAATGGATTAAGGCTTGGGGGTCGGCAAGGTCGGCGATGAGCCTTCCAAGACCAACTGCCCATTATTGGAACCTAGTCGAAGCAATCTATCAATGGCAATGTTTGGACATTTACGAAACCGCCTCTGTTTGTGTTGGCAAAAAGAAGGAGGCAGAGAAAATCAAAAAGTCTAGGCCGACCCCTAAAATCTCAATCATTCATGCAACCAAGGGACGGCCGCAGATTGCATGGGGAAGAAGGCAACAATGGCTCATGCTGGCAAAAAATCCCTTGGAAGTGGAATGGCTTTTTGTTGTCGATCACAATGACCCCCAAGATTACACCCCCCATCAAGCATTAAGAGCCAACCCCGGTGGGATTGTGAACGCTTGGAACTATGGAGCAAAACAGGCAAAAGGGGACATTCTTATTCAAATGAGCGATGATTGGAGCCCCCCAAGACATTGGGATGCCCTAATTTCGAGCGCTATTGGGGCTACAAATGAGGAGAAAGTATTGGCAATATCTGATGGCCTTAGAACCGACAAACTCCTCTGCATGGCGATTTTAACGCAAAAGAGGCTCGAAAAGCAGGGGGGCTATATGTTCCACCCAGACTATCAAGAAAGCGATGGCATTTATTCCGACAACGAATTTACAGAAAGGGCTTATAGTGATGGAGTTGTGATTGAGGCAAAACATATTCAATTCAAACACGAAAACCCGCTATTTACAGGCGGCAAGCCGGATGATCTAATAAAGAACCACAATAAGCCTGAGTTCTATGAAAAGGGGAAAGCCATCTATGAAAAAAGAAAAGCCGATTCTTGGCATTAGGCAGGCCAAGGCAAGCGATCCAAAAGGCCTTGGAATTATCACTCTTGGCAAATCTCGCCTCGATAAAACAAAATATGTTTTAGTTGATGTTGAGTATGATGAAAAAGCAGAGAAGGAGCTTTTTGAAATCGGGATGGAATTGCTTGCCAAGGACAAGGAAGCAGTCATCAATTATGTAATTGTGAAAGCCCTTAAATACACGGCAGAATTTAAAAAGGCCAAGTGCAAGAAATAACACTAAAAGACCCATTCGGCCAAGCCCTAGAAAAATACAGCAAGGGGCTTTCGCTTGGGGTTGAGATAGGGGGAGGAACCGGGGATGGCTCCACGCAATGCATAAGGACAAGGGAGCTATTTAGTTTTGAAATTCATCCCGACAGAATTGCTAGGCATAAATACAATCTTGATGGAAGGCAAGGGGGACTTGCTATTAACCAACTTTCAAGCAACCCGATGACTTGGATGAGCGTGGACGCGGTTGAGGATTTTTATAGAACGACCCAAACAAAGCTGAACCAATATCCCCTTGAGCAAATTATTGAATGGCATAGAGAAGAATTTAGGGTGGCGGCTAAATATACTTGGGGGCATCTCGGCCTAAAAGATGAGATTGATTTTCTTTTGCTCGATGGCGGGGTGTTTTCTGGAAGGGCGGATTTTACGGTTTTCTTTCCAAAAGTTAGAGAAGGCGGAATCATTGCCTTGGACGATGTGAACGATATTAAAAATTATGGCAATTATCAATGGCTGAAAACAGAGGGGCATCCTGTTTTGTGGGAAGATCAATCTTGGAGGAATGGCTCTGCCATTTTTAAGAAATGATCGTTTTTTCAAATCCCCCTTGGTGGGAAAATAATATTTGCGGCGTTAGGGCTGGCTCCCGCTGGCCGCATACATATCCACCACAATTCAACAGGCCAGACAATTTTCAATTTGGAGAATATATTCCGTTCCCATTTTTTATGGGGTATGCCACAAGTTACGCAAGAAAGGCCGGACACAAGGTTGAACTTCGGGATTCCATCGCCCTTAGAGAATCCTACAAATCATATTTTGAGTGGCTAAAGAAAACAGCCCCGGAATTTCTTGTGATTGAAACCGCAACCCCAAGCTGGGAACACGATCAAAAAGTCATAGCAGAAATTAAAAGGATTCTTCCAGAAACGAAGATTATTTTAACAGGGACAATCTCGGCGGTATCCCCGCAGGAAATCATCGAAAAGAATGGAGTTTTTGCAGTGGTTAAGGGAGAATATGAAAAGGGTGTTTTAAGGGCAATTGAAAAAGGCGGGGTGATTGAGGCGGAACTTTTAAGCCAAAAGGAAATGAATGAAGCCCCGTTTCCAGAATATCCCATCGAATGTTGGGATCATTACTGCGACCATCAGCCGAGAGGGCAAAAGTTTCCCCACGCACAAGTCTGGGCATCGAGGGGTTGCCCGTTTAAGTGCATCTTTTGTGTTTGGCCTGCGGCCATGACGGGCAACGATCCAGATGGGAAGGGTAAAAGAACCGTCCGCTATTACACGCCAGAATATGTGGAAAACTTTTTAGGCTATCTTCTAAAAAGATTCCCATTTAAAAGCATTTATTTTGATGACGATACCTTTAACCTTGGAAATAAGCACACCCTAGAAATGTGCGAGGTTATGGGCAAAATCGGGCTTCCTTGGTCGGCCATGTGCAGGGCGGACACCATCCCGATTGAGACTTGGAAAATTATGAAAGATGCCGGATGCTTCGGGGTGAAGCTAGGATTTGAATCTGGAAGCCAATTTGTTGTGGATCACATCGTCAATAAGCATCTTAATTTGGAGGAAGGTGCTGGCGTGGTTAGGCATTTGAAGGAAATTGGAATGACTGTTCATGGAACATTCACGGTTGGCCTTCCCGGCGAAACGGCAGACCAAAGACAGGAAACCATAAGATTTATTAAGAGCCTTCCATTTGATTCTTATCAGCTTTCTGGCACGGCAGAAATTGAGGGAACCCCGCTGGCAACACTTCGCAGGGAAGGGCATTTGGAAAAATATGATGGTGCAAAAATTGATGATTCTTATATTCTTGAATCCGATGGACATAAAAAATTTAAGGCATTGGTACAGGAACTAAAGACATCTTGAAAACCGCAGTCCTTGTTTCTGGACAGATGCGGAGCCTGGACAAAACCGCCGAGCAACTAAAAAGCCCGTATCCCGAAGCCTTTTGGATAGTCCACGCCGCAAAAGATGAGGATGCCGAGAAAGCCTTTTTGCTTAAACCAAATATCCTTGTGATTGAGGAACAACCATATATCGAGGAGAAAAGGGAATATGCTTGGCAGATTGGCCGAGGGTGTCACGGTATTCAAAGCGTTCTTCGCCAGCTTTGGGCGATGCAAAGGGTCTGGCATATTTTCAGTAACAGCGGGATTGAGGCGGATTGCGTTGTTAGGTTAAGGCCGGATTTGGTTTTTAGAACACCCCCAGAAGCCCCAAAAGACGATGCCATTTATATTCCGAAGTTTTGTAATTACTGGGGGTATAACGACAGATTTGCCTTTGGGAAAAGGTGCTGGATGGAAACCTATTTTAATAGATTTTCAAAACTAGACGAATACATCCTAAGGGGAGGCATTTTCCACCCAGAATCTTTTTTGGCCTATGCCCTTCATCTTTTGCCAATCAAAAGAACCTCCGCAATTTTTGATACCTTAAGAAAAGACGGCTCTTTGGATGTTGCCGTTGCAAAAGAAGAATGGGGGGATATATGCTAACCATTTTCACAATCGTATTGAACGGAGAGCCTTTTATTTCAAAAAAAATTGAGGCCTACCAAAAGCTAACTATCCCTTGGCAATGGAGGATTGTCGAGGGTGTTAGCAACCCTAGAAATTGTACTCGCTGGTGCAAGGAAGTTCCGGCTAAGTGGCATAAAGATTTTGTTTCAATAGACGGAACGCATGAATACCTTAAAAACCTAAAGCATCCAAAGGTGTCTTTCCAATATCAAAATAAGGCTTTCGATGGAAAGATTGAGATGATACGAAGAGCCTTGGAGGGGGTGGATTGCGGGGTTGTGATGGAGCAAGATGCCGATGAATTTTGGACAGAGAAACAGATGGAGGATGTTTATAGGCTTTTGATTGATAGAACGCCCGGAACCACCGCACAATTTCATTGCAACTATTATATAGGGAAAAAGATTGTCGTTTCTCGCTCCGGCCTTGGGTGCTATCCCTATGAATGGTATAGAGCGTGGAAATGGGGAGAGGGCATCGAATTTACAAGCCACGAACCGCCCATCTTGAACCATCAGCCAATCAGAATCCCAAGGGGAGTCACAGAGGAAATGGGCATGATCTTTGACCACTTCGCCTATTCTGTCCCAGCTCAAGTCGAATTTAAGGAGCAGTTTTATGGCTATTCAGGGCTTCTGAAATCTTGGGAAGAACTACAAAAGACCCACGGCCCAATTCGCCTAAATAGATACTTTGCTCATATACAAGACAGAAGCGTTGTAGACGATGCAACCTAAAGTCATAAAATATCAACAAAGGCTAGGGGATGTCCTTCGATGCCTTCCGGCCTGTAAATATCTAGCCGACCAAGGCCACGAGGTTTTATTCGATTGCTTCGAACAATATTATGGCGTGTTTGATTTGGTCTCCTATGCGAAGCCAATGGGCTCAACCCCATTTAACGCAGATATTATTGATCTTGAGGTGTGGCCTAATAAATATGCTGATTATAGAAAGAGTAGAAAAACTTGGACTGATTTTGTCTATGCCGATCCAAGGATCAAAGACGCAGACAAAACAAACATTATTCTGGACAGGCTTGGGCAAGAAAAAGCGGAAGGACTTCCAGAAAAGTATCATCTGATTGCCCCTTTTGG